GTGCCGTACATAGGAAAATAAGTAGCTGAATATATCTTACTTCTTTTTACGTTTTTTAGCAGTTGATAAAGCTATTGCCTGTGCTTGCTTTAGTGTCTTGCCCTCTTTCATCAGCAAACGAATGTTGCCAGAAATAGACTTTTGTGATTTGCCTTTTTTTAGTGGCATAACTAAACTACAACTATGCTTACTATAACTATCACCACCCCACTAGGGGATATTGAAATACAACATTCTAAACAAACAGCAAAAGCTGTAGGTTCAAAAGATGCTGTTGATTTCTGGAATAATGATGTACAAGAAGGACTATTTGGGGTTCATGGTCATTTATTTGATAAGAACAAATGTGATATTGCAGACGTTATCAATGCAGCCGTTGACTCAGTTGGTTTGTCAAATGTAAAAGTTCCAGAAAAATCAAGACTTCAAGCTGTTGAAGATTTAAAAAGTTACTTTACTGGGTTTTCTACAGACCCTTTGCCCTAGACATTCCAACAATAAGCTCAAAAATATCTGGGTGTTCACTAAGTAACTTCTGCATATTTTCTACATTTGCAAACTGTTCAACACTCATAGTCAAGACTTCAGAGGCTTCTGGTGAACCTTGTATGCCAAAGTTCTTAACAAACTTATCTGCGTCATAAATTTTACCCATATAAGGATCCATATATTTATCTACAAATGCTTTTTCGTGAGCATCATATGGAACATTTGTAATATCTTTGAGTTTATAAACTGGTTTTCCAGCCGCTAAATCAGATGCTCCAGACCCTGCATAAGCTTTTTTATTATTAATAACCTCTTGTATTTTTGACTTATCAGCAAATCCTTTTTTGAATTTCCACTCATTCATATAATTATTTAGCTTTGGGTTCATTACTTCTACTGAGTGAGTTATTTCATGAAAGGTTGTTGATTTACTTACTGCATTGCCCCTTCTCATGCTTGTGGACATCTGACCTTTCCAGTAACTGTTTGATGCTCTTTGTGCTTTACCTATTTTCGTAATTGGTGGAACTCCGTTTGGTGCGGCTATAAAACCATTACCATTAAACATTCGGATGTATTCATTTAAGTAACCCCTGATTTGAGTTTTCTGTGCAGCGTTCCATGTTGTAATTTTTGTATTTTTGACAAATTTATCTACTTGCGTCTGACTTAAAGAAGTTTCAAGCATTTTATTTTTTAATTTTTCTAAGTTTTGTGTAATTTCATCACGATATTTTAAATATTTACTCTTAGCTTTTTCAAAGTCTGCCATTAGTTTATCTGCTAACTCTGGCTTGAGATTAGAACCAGTCTTTGCCGCAGCTAATCTAAACTCTTCATTTAATTTTTTAAGTTTAGTTGTATCAAGATTACCCACTTCATTCATAAGTTGCTTGCCAGATTTTCTTAGTTGGTCTGGACTTGAATCTACTAGCCTCCTTTCAAATGCGACTGGCTTGGCAATAGGTTTGGGGGTTGTTGTCCTGATAGTTATATTGTTTGGTTTGCCATATAACTTCTGTAAGTCAGCAAGACTTCTCTCGCTACCATCTTCTCTGACCATCTTTCTTATAGCCTTTTGTCCTGATCCTTCCTTCTTTGCCAATCTTTCAAAATATCTAACCTTTTGTTCATTACCCAAAGTCTTGACCTTTAATTTCTTATCTTGCCCTAAAAGCCAGTCACCATACTGAGTGTCCTGTGGTACTCTACCAGTCCCTTCTCCTGTGGGTCGGGTTACAACTTTGCCTTTAGGTGGGGGCTTTAGATCCTCAAATCCCTTTCTCTTACTAAGTCCTTCATAATCAACAACAGGAACAGTAGTGGATCTACAGTTAAAATGCTGTGGCGGTGTTGGGCCTTTGTTATATGCAAACTTCCTACCATCTAACCTTTTACATATTCCGCTTGTTCTTGAATCAAGAGTTGCAACATATTCATATTTAGGTGCAACCTTACTGTTAGCTGCATAGACAGCCTGTGATGCTTGGTTCTGGACTTGGTTAACAGAAGTCCTAACAATAGTTTGTATTTGATTTGCAGCAACTTTTATTGATTGACCTCCAGCAGCCGCAATTTGTCTAGCATTACCTAACTTGTCAAAGTCTAATCTGCCAGCCATCCTTCTAGCTATTTCTGTTGTTGACTCTCCGCTAAATACCCCAGCCCTTATATTTGTTGCAAGTATATCTTGCTGTTTTTTTGCTATACCCCTAAATGCTTTTTCTACTGTCTCTCCATTAGGTAGTGTCTGCATTGCCCCTTGTCTTGCAGTAAGTTCAAACTTTCCAGATCCGAAGTTTTTAAAATCATCTTCTGTAAATTGTTTGCTGGTAAAAATATTGATCTCAGTAGGATCTGTTTTAATAAAAGAACTTGCATATTTTTTATTTACAGCAACTGAATTAATTGGAATATTGCCTGATTTGACAGCTTTTTTTAATTCGTTTTCTATAAACCCAGTCTGTACTTCGGCAAAATCTTCTATTTCTTTGACCATTTGCTTTGTGGTTTCTTTCGACCATTTGTTCATACTTGCTTTTGATTGAGCAATTATGGCCCTAAGTCTTTTTCTTGTTTGGGGTGCGATGACGACCCCTTCCCCTGCGGCTTGCTGTCTGAGATCAATTTTTTTTAATTTATCAGTAGCGGTAAGAATAATTACGGAATAATTCTGTACAAACTTTGTTGCTACGGCATTGCTATACCTTCCAACATCTATAGTTTCTCTAAAAAATACCTCTGGAATACTCATTTATCATTCTTCTCCCTCTTCCTCCTCCTCTGGTTCCTCATCGGGTTCTTCTGGTGGCTCTACCTCTGTTAGTCCTCCCTGCTGTGTACTTTCAATCTCTTCTTCAACATCGAAATCATCACCAAGTACCTCACCAGTACTAAGTTGATTCAATAAAGTCTCCTGACTAATAGTTCCAGCAGTAAACAATGTAAGCAAACTGGTTATCTCCTGTGGTGCTAATCTCGCAGAAACAAAGTCTCTATTAACAAAGGAGCTTCCAGCATTAGGTTCATTTAAATATTCACTATGAAATCTAAGACAGTTATCAATCAAGTCTTGCATCTGCTGTGCAATCACCATCATGGTGCTGTCATTTTGTGATCTATCAATCCTTTTAGCCTCTGCTGTTTCTCCTACTAACTTCTGTCCTAGTACCGCAGCTAATGACAAAGTATTGATCTGTTCTGCAATGTCCTTTAATCTTGTGAACTGGCTGTCATAGCTATCACCAGAAGGGCTGATATATTCCATCCTTGACTCAGGTGGTAATGATAATGCTTCATTAGGGCCACTTGTTATCTCATCTGCATTTGGATAACCAAACACTGCAAGCAAAGGAACAGAACTAATGTGCAAGATGTTGTCCAAGTCACTCTGGATCTGGTAATGCTTAAGGTTTAGTTCTGCAATGTCATACAAAGGAGAACGGCTTTCAAAGTATCCAACCCTGTTGGAATAAGCAATCGAGAATGGAATCTTATCCTTAAGGCTCATTTCACCTTCATCAAATAATTTATATTCTCCTTTCTTCTCATCTTTCCTGTGGATCTCATATCTACCCCTCTCCAAAACCCTGATCTGTTTAATTACCTTGTCACCATACTTTCCGTCTGGCTCAACAACCTGTTCCAATAACCTTACTTGTGTGAGTTGCCTTGACCCATCTATGATCTCGCTCCTAAATCCTAAAATATCTTTTGGACTATAGGTAACCCAATAAGGTCTGGTCTTTTCGCCATCCTTCGGTGCATCTACCAATACTCCAACATGACCAAAAGAAATTGCTACTCTTGCAACATTGTACAAAAATATATTTAAGTCATTACCCTCAAGGTCAACATCAAATAACTGCTCTCTAACTAAATCACTAACATCATCTAATCTAATTGGCTTTCTAACCAGCATTCCAGATAACATCTTTTCAATACGCTGCAAGTAAGGAACAACAGTGGATCTAGCAAGTCTTGTGTCATATGAGTCATCTGTTTCTCTAGGTTCTTGATTTAAATATTTTCTATGCTCACTCCTGATCTTATATGTTCCTTCCTTGAGAT